TGGAGATTACTATATCCACCGGTAATTCTAATCTCAGCAGTAGCACCGAGATATGCTTTCGGGAAGGAATGAGCAATATCAGTTCCATCAAATTCAAACAGTTTTCCGAATGGTTGTGTAGTTTCTGTAACTACTATTTGACCGTAACTTGTTTCTCCGACAGAAGGTTGGGTAACTTGACCGTAATCTGATGTAGACCCAACAGAAGATAGTGATCCATTATCAGTAGGATCTTGTACTACCGCAATAGAACTATCATTATAATCAAATACTGCTCTTTCATCATTCTTACCGAAAGCAAGTAATGAACCAATTGTATTATAACTTCCTACACTGTACTGCTCAGGCATTGTGCCTGATAATGTAAGAACACCGAGACCATCTACAATATAGATTTGTGGAGATGGTTCTGCAAACTGAACCGTAGCACTACCGCGAACGAAAACAGTATCAGTTTTAAGATTAGGAGTTACAATATTTACATTAGCTGTATTCAGTGTAGGAACAAATTGAATAGATCTTATGCCAACATTATCAAATGTTCCAGATCCAAATTGACGTAACTTAAACTCTTGTCCGGCATTTCTAGCTTCTGGTGGTATAGTAGAAAATACTTTCTTCCAATCATCAGGTTCATTGGAATCTGTGAGTACTTCAATAGGACGGAAAGTATTTCCATCTCTCCAATAGAAGACGAGATCGTCTGCACTTTCTGGACTATTTCCTCCATTACTATTATTGCCAGCAATAAGATCAAATATAAATTCAGATAGTTCTGAAGCATCAGCTACCCAAGTTAATTCTCTGTACTCATTAACATTAGAAGTGCCGAATCTAAAATACTTAGTTCCTGTGCCTGAATTAAATCCGCCAGTAGATCCTGATCCAGTGCCAGAGTTTTCAACTGCAACATGAGTGAGACTTGCACTATAATTAGATACTAACTCATCTGGAAGAACTGTAACAAATCCTGAATTTGTATCAGCATTTCTTAATGCTACTTGTTTTATGCCATATTCATCTTGCGAGAAATATAATCTGAGACTGAATATAACACCAGAAACTCTGAATTCACTTGGAACTGGGATACTTCTTTCGCTAACACCATCAGTTGCTACTTCCAGACCAACAAAATTTTGTTCGCCAGGGAATACTACATCAGTTACTTGAGTTAATCCTGTCTTAGTAAAGTAATAATCTAAACTATCTGGACTTATATTGTTTTCATTTCCACCGTTACTATCATTACCTCTGATACCACTAACAGTTATATGAGTTACATTAGTGAGATCAAATGCCCATAATGCCTGGGCTATGCCATTGCTTCTGCCATCAACTTTGTAATGGGGTCCAATATTGAATCCACCAGTAGATCCAAATCCCATCCCCCCATTTTTATACTGATAAGAAGATGAAGAAGCGAAATCACTTGTTACATCTACATCAGGACCGATGTTTACAAAAGCATATGAAGATTCAAAAGATGCAGTATAATCATCTGTTTGTCTTACCGTAGCAGAACCATTAACATTAATTGATCCAAACTTAGCATAACTGGCATTTAATACACCATAACTTATTTCACCAGCTGCTGTAGGACTGACAATTTGTCCGTAATTTTCTGTAGTTCCAGCAGATTGATTAACTGTTTGATAATCTTCTGACTGAGTAGACTGATATTCTGATCCTACTGTTTGAGTATTATAAGTAAATACTGCTCTTTCGTCCTTCTGTCCGATTTCAAATAGTGATCCACTTCCCTGATATGCTGCTCGGGTAAATGAATCTGGATTGGTTGAATTGTAGATATTTAAACCAACACCAGTCAGTTTAGATGTTCTTACAATATAGATTTGTGGGGTTGGTTCATTAAACTGGGAACTTTCTTGTCCCGAGATTTGAATATTACCAGAACCAGCCCATGCTTTAATTTTAAAAGTACTACTATTAAATCCTTCTAGTGAGAATAACCCGTAGGGTCTACCATCTCCTGATACGATATCACCATCATCAAATTCTCCTTCATCAACAATATCATCTACTTGTCCATAAGCTATAGAAGAACCTACAGTAGCAGGGACTAGTCCATAGTCAACGCTACTACCATAGGTTTTTATTGAGTCTTCTGTGAAGTTATGCGTTACGCTGCTCTCAGCGCCACCAGAAACCCTCAGAGGACCAGATGATCCTATCCATGGGGCAACCATCCTCTCACGCCCGTCAGCGATCTCAAAGAGGGTTCCTGAACCGGTCCAGGCTTGTTTTCTAACTACTATTGCTTTTTGATATAACTTAATCGGTTCTGGTTTCGATACGAATACTACTGTAGCTGCAGAGTTTGTAGTATTGGAAACCTTAAACGTGCCGAACGGATAAGTTGTTTCAGTAAAATTAATTTCTTGATAATCTTCTTCAGTAAAGAAGTTAACTAATATATCACCAGTAACAATATAATCACCAGAAACTACTAAATCATACGCGGTCTCACCATTATCGACTGTGGATGTAGGGGCATCTCCAAGAGATCCTAAATCCGTAGTTACATAATGGTTTACGTTTGATGTATTGTAGTTAAATGTATTCATTAATGTTTTTTGTCATTAAAAGGGGGGACATAATCCCCCCGCAAAAACAAATAATAAAAAGTTGTATACTATATATCAGTCGAGGCTGACGTTCAATGTGATCTTGATTTGGTCACCGTTGTTCTGAATGGGGTATGGACCATTTGTAAATCTTTCAGCAAACATGATGCTGCTGTAAAGAGTAAGGTCGCCCGTTCCTTTCAGAGCAGGAGTTGTGGTGAATGTGTTGGCATCATCTACAGAGAAGATTGTATATGTAGCAGCAACACTTCCTGAGTTTGATGAACCCTGTGCGATGTAAATAACATCACCTGTAACCAAACCATGAGCGGTAGCAGTTACCTTACTATACTCAAGAGTGATTGATGAGTCGGTAGCAACCTGGATGTTATCGATCAGATCATTATTCAAATAGAGGATTCTATTGAGAAGATCAATACCGATGATGACAGTATTTGAAGCAACACCGTTGTTTCCAGTAACATCCATTCCAACTGTGATGTCGTCCATGATGGAAGCGACGTTTGGAAGAGTGATGAATGCATTACCAACAACACCGTTACAAGGATTTGTGTTATCACCCTTAGTAAGGACTGTTCCTGCAGATGCACCAGCAGCATCAACTACACCCTGAATTGTCAGAGGCATGTTGTTAGCACGAGCCAAGTAGTAACCATAAACATTACCAGCAGCAGCGGTAAATGTGAAGGTTTGCTCGGGATAAGTAGCAGTAGTTACACCACCAGAGAAGTTGATTGTTCCTGAAACAGCACCAGAGTTAGCAACTGTAAGAACGATTGTCGAACCAGAAACTCTAGATACCTTACAACCAGCACCGATACCAGTACCAGAAACGAGGTTTCCAACACTAATGGTTCCAGTTACTGAAGATACAGTAATGGTGAACTCGGAAACACTACCAGCACCTGTGCCTGAAGCAATAGGATCTCCAGCAGTAGCAATCGCCCAGCGATTACCATTTAAAAGAATACCGTAGTTAGCATTATATGATTGATCAGCGCGATTATTGACTACTACAGGATAACCTGTATCAATTGCCGATCCATAACCATTGGTGTTACCATCAGCATAAGGCTCATAGTAAGCAGTTGCTGAAGGAACATCACCTTCTGCAGGGTCTGTGTTTGATGTGAAAAGCTTTAGAGTTAAGTTTCTAGGGATTTGATGAGTAGCATTCAGCAAATAGCGAAGTGACTCTACCTCACCAATGTTAGGTACTAAAAGTGCCATTTAAAGTGTTCCTCCACGGAAAATTCGTTTTATCTGTTTATATTTATAATTTTACTCAAAGTAAAATTATTATAATTCTACTTTCAATGAGATAGCAAAATTACTGATTGATACTGTAGTATTTATAACTTCAAATTGTATGATGTCACCTGCGCTCAAAGTGGTATCCCAATTGGTTAAATCAATGTCAGTGTTTTTATTAGTATTTGTAAGTTGAGGAGTATTACCTCCACAAATTGATACAACATTAGGATAGTCAGCAAAAGTAGATTTTCTCAAATCTACTTCTAATGTTCCATCTGCATCAGCAAGTAAAACCCATGATTTAATAATACCAGTAACATCAATTGACAAATAACCTTTGTTGCCTGTAGTCATTGGTCGTGAACCATTATCTACAACATAATTAACTGTTCTTGTCAGATCAGCAGTATTAGCAAGAGCAATGCCGAAGAACGGCACACTAGTGCTAGCGGGTGGTGTTGCAAATACAATCTGATTTCCAGATACTGTATATCCAACTCCAGGTTGAAGAATAGTACTATCAACCGAAATAATCAATTGCTGATCGTTCAATGGTTGATATGATTCACCAGAAGTGCTTAAGTTAAACACTGTCTGAGCACCATCAAATTGCGAAGCAAGATCATCCAGAATTAAATTCTGATATTGAACACCTTTTACTGGTGCTTCATAATTAAGACCAATACTATAAGGATCGTTCGCCCCTTGAGTTACAGTAAAATTTGTAGTATTAATTTCGTAATTCGACACTATACTGTCACTCCTGGTGTTACTGTTGCAATCCCTTCAATAAATCTGGTTTTATTTCCAGTCGCTGATGTCAGAACAATATCATAAACATATCTTCTTGGCTTCAATGTAGTCGTGACAGTATCCGATAAATCAATTCTAATTATACCACTACTTCTATTTGCAAAAGTAACTGCAAAATCTGTTGGGGTGCTGGTTGTATAATAACTAGTCTTCAGTTTAGCAGCAGCAGTAAAACCTAAAAGATTAACTGGTGCGCCATCCGAATTCTTGATAGTAAAGGTTGCTGAAAAATCAGTCCCCTGTTCTATCACTAAGTTAAGTGTAATTGCGGACATATACAAAAAAAGACCTTCCTTGTTATTTATAAGGAAGGTCAGTATTTATATTATTCTACTTCTGGAGTTACTACTTCCGGTTCTACAGTTTCCTCGGGTGGTTCCATCAGATCGATTGCTTCAAGAGCACCTTTGAGTTTTAAAGCAAGTTCTTT